CAACAAGGAGGAGCATTAAAAATCAATGGGGATAGATTTGAAATCACTATCCAAGAAACCATTGTAAACTCTAGAGGAGATAAAGACGGGGGGGTAATTACAATCCCTGGAATTGATGATAGATTTTAAAATGATTGAACAAGAAGAAGTACCATGGTGGATTTGTAAAGAAGGTGACAAAAACTTTTGCACCTATGTAGACACAGATTCTAACTATTTCCACGCTGAACCACTTTTAAAACACTTATACCCAAACTTTGAAACCCTTACTGATGAAGAAAAAGATGATCTTCTTGAAAAAATGGCCCTTAAATACCAGGACCTTATCACGGAATATTATGACATTCTTGCTAAAGAAGCATTCAATATAGGAAACCACCGTTTAGAAATGAAAACAGAATGTACTATTCGTTCTGGTTTTTTCTCAGGTAAAAGAAGATATGCCCAATATATTACTAAAAAAGAGGGTATTAAAGTAGAAGATATAGATGTTAAAGGACTTGATTTTATGAAATCAAATTTCCCACCCCTATTTAAAAAATTCTTCAATGGTATTTTGAATAAAATTCTATTTGGTGCTACAAGAAATGAAATTGACCAAGAAATTCTAGAATTTAAAAATAGTCTAGACACTTTACCTCTTGAATTACTTGGTAAACCAACAGGGGTAAAAGACATAAAAAAATATATTGAACGCCCACCAGGAGCGGGAAATATATTTACCACACTTAAAACAGGAGCCCCAGTAAATGTTAAAGCAGCTGTTCGTTACAATGATTTCCTCAAATTTAAAGGGCTAGACAAACAGCACTCACAAATTGTACAGGGAGATAAAATCAAGTGGGTATACTTAAAAGATAACCCATATAAGATTGACACAATGGGTTTCTTAGACTTTGATTTCCCAGAAGGTATTCGTACATTCGTAGAGACTTATATAGATAGAGATAAAGCATTTGATTCTATCCTAAAAAATAAGTTAGAAACCTTTTATAAAGACTTAAGTTGGGGTAGTTTAACCCTTAACACACACGTAAATAATTTTTTTAGTTTTTAAATATGGCAAATATTTGTACAAACCGAATTTACTTTCACGCCGACCAATCTGCTATTGATTGGTTTGAAGAGGTTGTAAATGATCTTACCGATGAAGGTTTTATAGAACAATTTGGCTCCGAAGGACCAAACAACATAGAACGAATTGGGTGTAAGTGGATTATTAAAGATGATTGGGATCGTCCAGATGAAACTACATATTATCTTGGCTTTGAATCCGCTTGGTACCCACCTGATACAATGATTAAAAACATGGTGGCTCAACTCCAAAAACACGATGAAAGTGCTTATGCTGATGGACGTTATTGGGATGAGAATTTTGACCCAATTGGGATCTTCCAATGCAATGGTCCTGACACATGGTACTCGGATGAAGCATCTGTTGAAGTAGATTGGGAAAATGAAATGTATTGGGATGAGGAAGTTGAACCCGCATTTGATGAATTAGAATTATGACAGATAAAAGAATTATAGATCAATTTATTTCAAAGTACCACTTAGGAGGTAATATAGAACGAGTTAAATGGGTTTCAGATGGAGAATCCCTTAAAGCAGATTTTATTAACGATTCCCAAAATCTAGTAGGTAAGGCAGTAACTAAAAATTTCAAATTCCCTATAGGTGAGTTTGGCATTTATAGTACCTCTACCTTAAGTAAAATGTTAGGGATTCTCGAAAATGAAGTTATGTTCGAGGTAATTAAAGAAGGAGGTACACCCGCTAGATTTACTATAGGTGATACTGCCATGGATATTAAATTTAACCTAGCAGATCCACAAGTAATCCCTAATGTACCTAACATTAATAAAACAGAGGGTGATATACACGTGGAGTTAAGCGAAGAGTTTACTACACGTTTTATTAAATCTAAAGATGCAGTAGGTGAAGAAGTATTTTATGTTTCTACCCAAGATGGATTTACTTCAAAAGAAATAAAATTTACTATTGGAAATAGTACATCCAATTCAGTATCGTTTGCAGCTAGTATAGAACCAGGCAGTGCCGAAGAAGAATTAGACAATATCCCCTTCAATGCAGATTTAGTAAAAGAAATATTTAAACACAATAAACGTTTCGAATTAGGCTGGATGAAAATAAACCCAAAAGGATTAATGACTTTTGCATTTAAATTTGGAGATCTAGAAACTAATTATTATCTTGTAAGAAATCAAAATTCATAAAAAATGGAAAATATCCCAATTACACCGTTGGCTGATCGTGTGTTGATCCAACCGATTGAAGCCGAAGAATCAACCTACGGGAACATTGTTGTTCCTGACATGGGTAAGGATCGCCCCGACTTTGGAAATGTACTTGCAGTTGGTCCTGGTCGTTATGACAATAATGGTAATTTGGTCCCTGTGCGAGTAGAAGTAGGACAAAAAGTTATTATGCCAAAATACGGGGCAAATACCGTAGAAATTGAAGGTGAAGAATATGTTCTTGCCTCAGAATCAGAAATTTTAGGATTTATAAATTAATAAAATATGAGTAAAATAATTAAATTCGGAGAAAGCGGAAGAGGTCAGCTCCAAGAAGGAGTTAACCAACTTGCAGATGCTGTCGCAAGTACTCTCGGACCATATGGACGTAACGTAATTATCGGAAAAGGAAAAGGTATGGGTACCCCCCATTCTACTAAAGATGGTGTTTCTGTAGCTAAACAAGTTGAGCTAGAAAACCCCATTGAAAATCTAGGAGCTCAAGTTGTTAAACAAGCCGCTATTGAAACTGGTGAACAGGCTGGTGATGGTACTACTACTGCTACTGTTTTAACTCGAGAGATATATAATCAAGCTCTCGAAGCAGTAAGTAACCGTTCTAATAATGCTATTGACATTAAAAGAGGAATGGATAAAGCCGTAAAAGACATTGTTACTATTCTAAAAGATAAGTCACAAGACATTTCAAATGAAGACCAACTTAAACAAGTTGCAACAATTTCAGCAAATAATGATACTGAAATTGGTACCTTGATTGCTACTGCATTTGATAAAGCAGGCCGTGAAGGTGTTATTACAGTTGAAGAAAGCAAAACCCACGAAACCACACTTGAGGTAGTTGAGGGTATGCAATTTGACCGTGGTTACAAGTCACCTTATTTTGTCACAGACAACGGTTCAATGACTTGTCAGCTTGACGAGCCTTATATTTTGATGTATGATGGTAAAATTAGTGCAGTTAAAGAACTACTTCCCCTGTTAGAAGGAGTTAGCCAACAAAACAAATCACTTTTGATTGTTGCTGAAGATATTGATGGTGAAGCACTCGCTGCTATGATTGTCAATAAAATGAGAGGCATTTTGAAATGTGCTGCTGTCAAAGCACCCGATTTTGGAGAGCGCCGCACAATGGTTTTAGAGGACATGGCTGCTCTTACAGGTGGTACTGTTATTTCGAAGCAAAAGGGAATGAAATTAGACAAAGTTACATTCGATATGCTTGGAAATGCTCGGGGTGTTACAATGACTAAAGAGGAAACCACAATTGTTGATGGTGCAGGTGAAGAAGAAGCAATTGGTGCCCGCCTCGAAGAGATTAAAAGTCAAATCGATAAAGCAGAAAGTAGCTATGCTCGTGAGCAGTTGCAACAACGCCTTGGAAAACTAGCCGGTGGGGTTGCTGTTATTAATGTTGGTGGTCATACTGAAACCGAAATGAAAGAGCGTAAAGACCGAGTTGATGATGCTGTTCACGCTGTAAAAGCAGCGATTGAAGAAGGTATTCTCCCAGGCGGTGGCCACGCTTTGTTGTGTGCTTCTTACCAAATTGAGAACGATACCCTTAATGATGCCCAAGAAATTGGTTACGAGATTATTAAAAAAGCTGCTCGTAAACCATTTTATCAAATTCTTTCAAATGCTGGGTACAACCACGAAGACTGTATTTGGTTAAGTCTTGAGCTTAAAGATGACTTTGAACTAGGTTGGAACTTAAGCACCGAAAATAAAGTAAATATGCTTTCCGAGGGTATAATCGACCCAACTAAAGTTACACGCTGTGCTCTTGAAAACGCATCATCAGCCGCAGGTACACTTCTCACTACTGAGTGTGTTATTGTTGATAAGCCTGATGAAAAGACAGAAACACTAGCGGACCCATCAGCTATGTTCTAATGGATTTATTTGTAGAAAAATATAGACCCAATAATCTAGAGGATTTTGTAGGTGATAACACTGTTAGAGCTAAAATTCAAGAGTATTTAGATACGGGTACACTACAAAATTTACTATTGTTTGGCCCAGCGGGGACAGGAAAAACCTCGCTGGCCAAACTAATAGTAGACCAGTTAAATGCTGATCACCTCTATATTAATGCTTCAGATGAAAGAGGGATTGATACTATTAGAGACAAAATAGTCCCATTTGCCTCTAGTATAGGATTTAATGGACTAAAAATAGTAATATTAGATGAGGCAGACTATCTTACACCCCAGGCCCAAGCGACCCTCAGAAACACTATTGAGACGTTTTCTGGTAGCTGTCGTTTCATTTTCACTTGCAATTATCTTGATCGCATTATTTCTCCCCTTCAGTCTCGTTGTATGGCTTTTGGAATTACCCCTCCTTCTAAAAAAGAGGTGGGACAACATGTTCTCAAAATCTGTGAAAGTGAAGGAATTAACTTTACGAAGGAAGATCTGGGACAAATAATAATTACCCATTATCCTGATTTAAGAAAGATCCTAAATACGATACAAGGTAGCATTAAGAAGGGTGAATTGGTTTTAGATTCCAAATCACTAAAAAATACTGAATTTGAGAATAAGATAATCCAGTGTTTAAAAAATAAAACTAACCTTAGAGATATTAGACAAATTATAGCCGATAGTGGGGCTACTCAATTTGAATCTTTGTTTAGAACTTTATATGATAACGTTGAAGAGTACACTACAAATATAGGCGATGCAATTATTACCATAGCTCAATATCAATATGAGTATACATTTGTAGTAGATAAAGAAATTTGCATCGCTGCCATGTTAAATAAATTATTGAAATTATGAGTAAAAATAGTGCATTACAAAGAAAAGAACAACTCGATGAGTGGTATAAGTGGTTTAATAAAAAATATAACCGCTACAGCAAGCTTAGATTTAAAAAACCAGTTAAAAAATACAACTAATGGAACAGCAGTTTAATATAGACTTATCACAAACCACTCCTGTGCATTGTGAAAAGTGTCATCACGAACACTTTACAGAAGTAAGTTTAATGCGTAAATTATCCCCTATGTTATCCCCTAATGGACAACCAGCATTAATCCCAATTCCAGTGTTTGCTTGTGCTAAGTGTGGGCACGTAAACCAAGAATTTCTTCCTAAAGAGCCTAATGACTCCCTTTGATTTCTTAAAACTGGTACATGATAAAAGTACTAAGTGGGAACATCTAAATGAGGATGAACAAAAATCCTATAATACATTTATTATAAACAAAGCTTTAAGCTTCAATTCTAAATATTTAGATCTAATAAATAATATACAACATTACACCCCATCCTCTAAAGAATCTTTTAAATATCTACAATCTGTGACGGATAATAAATTTAAATATAATAAATGGATTAAGGGAAGTAAAACTGTAAAATATAACAAAGATTTATTATCTTTAGTAAGTGATTATCTTGAATGTTCTAATAAACAAGCTGAGGAATATTTAAACATCTTAAGCAAAAAAGAAACTAAAAATTTACTAGAGTTCTTAGGAATACAACAAGACACCCTTAAAAAATTACTAAAAAAATGATAGAATTTACCCCAGAAGATGATGCCGCAGTAAAATGGTGTGAAGAAAAATATCCCGAATTAACTGTAGAGTATAAAAAAATTATGATGGAACAATATGTTTTATTCTGTAAAAAGCACCGTAACTATGGTACATCAAATGTAAATGTAGGGACTAATCTTGAGACAGACTCTGATATTAAACTAGCACTTACTGGTTTATGGTTTAGAATGAATGATAAAATCCAACGCTTAAAAAACTTGGTTGTATTAGGAGAACCCGATACCGTAGGAGAATCAGTAGAAGATACGCTTAAAGACCTTAGTGTATACGGGATTATAGGTCAAATCGTACAACAAGGCAAATTTAAATAATATGGCTATTTTTAGAACAAAAGATGAACCCCATTTTAGTATTGTAAAATCTCATTTACAACCTTATGGAGGAAACGGGGGTGGTGATCAAGAATGGGATCCTGATAAAGACACAAGAATATTTGAACCATCATGGGTTGAAAGATATGAGTATGAAGCTAAGATAATATCTGATCTATGTTTAAATGAGAATCTTACAAAAATACTGGAACTAGGATCTGGCCCAGGAAAGTTAGCAGATACCGTTATTAATACTCACCCTACTGAATTAGATTATACTCTTATAGATAAACCATACGCTAAAGAACAGTTTAAGAAATATAACCATAAGGCCACTAAATTCATTACTATGGATTTAAATAATAATTTCAATACCACAGAACTAGAAGGCCCTTATGATTTATTTATAGCTAACGATTTTTTAGAACATATAGCTAATATAACAGATTGTTTAGTCCAAGCATGGAATATAGGATCTGAAAATTCACGTTTTTTAGTAAGTGTTCCTAATTGGAGAATGGGCCATAGTTTTCAATATAGGGGGCTATTTGATTATGATAATTGGGTATACACTATGAAAGTTCATGGATGGCTGGTAGAAAATGTATACAAATCAAACCTTAAATGTGCTTACTCTCCTAAACTTTCCTCAGAAGAAACCATGCCTGATGAATTAATTCAATCTTGGAATTGGTATTTTGAAGGAAAAAAGATTAATATATGATTTTAGAAAACGTAGAAAAAACAATTGTCCCCAAAATGGATTTTGAAAAGTATAAGATGATTTCTTATACTCAACTTTCATTATGGTTGGAATGTCCTCATAAGTGGAAATTGATGTATATTGATAAAATGCGTCAACCACCAAATATCCATTTGGCATTTGGTTCTGCAATGCATGAGACCCTTCAAGAGTATCTTGATTTGATGTATAATAAATCAATCAAAGCAGCTGACGAGTTCCCCATTTATGAGGATTTCCAAGAGCGCTTTATGAAAATGTACGGTGACTATAAAGAGCAAATTGGTGATAATTTTGCAACCAAAAAAGAAGTTATCGAATTTGTAAATGATGGTCTTAACATTATTGAATTCTTTCTACAGCGTCGCCAAATGTATTTTTCAAAAAGGGGAACCCGGTTATTAGGTGTGGAAATGCCTATATTAATCCCCCCATATGAAGAACACCCTAACATTATGCTTTACGGTAAACTTGATTTAGTTTTTTATGATGAAGACTTACAAAAAGTAACTATATGGGATATTAAAACATCTACTAGAGGTTGGGGTAAATGGGATAAAGAAAATAAAATTAAAATGGCCCAAATGGTACTTTATAAAAAGTACTTTGCAGAACAATATAATATTCCTGTTGATTCAATTGACTGTAAGTATTTTATTGTAAAGCGTAAGGTACCTAAAGATCCCAAGTATCCTGCGATGGCTTCACGCATCCAAACATATGAACCCTCATCAGGTAAGGTAACCATGAATCGTGTAACTAAACAACTCCATGCATTTATTGATGATTGTTTTAAAGACGATATGTATAATGTGAAGGAATACACAAAGAACCCTTCAGATAAAAACTGTAAATGGTGTCCTTTTAATGACAAACCTGACCTCTGTAATAAAAACCATTCAAGCTAGAATATTTCCCTTTATAATAGCTTTATCGGCACTTTCCGTTTCGGCATCAGCTGCTTTTTATTCCGTTAGCGGATTAAGCAAGTTATTTGCTGGAGCGGCATTTGCTGTTATAATAATGGCGGCTTCTCTTGAAGTAGCTAAATTAGTAATTGCTTCTTTACTTTACCAGTATAGGGAAAAACTACCCCACTTACTTAAATACTATCTTTCAGTAGCCTGTTTTGTATTAATTTTAATTACAAGTATGGGTATTTATGGATTTCTATCTGCTGCCTACCAAGAAACAGCAGCATTAGCTGGAAATATAGATGCCCAAATAGCTTTAATTGAAACAAAACGAGATAATGTTAAAGAACAACTTGCGATTTACAGCGATGAAAAGGAAAGCATTAACGAGGCGGTGAGAGACTTGAGGTCTGGCTTATCTAACAATGTAATCCAGTATAAAGACAAGGAAACTGGCGAGATAATAACAACTACTTCATCATCTACTAGAAGAGCATTAGAAAAACAATTAGACCAAGCAATCGTACGACAAACTGAAATCAACACTAGAGTAGATGGTTTAAACCAACAATTATTTGATTATGAGACTGAAA